ACCACTCAAAGCCCCAGCCTTTGACCAGGCCGACTGATGCTTCCAGACTCCCACTTATCCAGCGCCACCAGTCGGTCACCGTTGAAAAGACGAACCCGGTCGCCTTCCCCAGGTCCACAAAAGCATTCAACAATTGGCCCCAACTAATGCTTTGCCACCAGTCCCGTACCCGCCCCCAGGTGAACGTGTAGGTATCCTGTATCAGTGTTACCCCGGCGGATAGCAGCCCCGCAATGGAGTCCCACCAGTTAGTTGCGGTAGACCAGACGAACGTACCGGCATCCCGTACCAGCCCGACAAAAGCACCTAGCGATCCTGCAATTCCGCCCCACCAGTCGGTAACGGTAGACCAGATAAAGCCACCAGCCCGGCCCAGGTCGACGTAACTAACGAATGTCTGATTCCGAGATACCTCGTTCCACCATCCGGAGACGGTAGACCAGATAAAGCCACCGCCCCGGGTCAAGTCGACATTGGTAAAGAATGACTGGTTCCGTGATATGTCGCTCCACCAGCCCGCAACGGTAGACCAGCTAAAGTCCAGACTCTTTCCGAGTCCGACCATAGCCGAAGCGCCCGCGGATGCCCAACCTTTGATAGCATCCCAACTATTGTTTAATTCGGCACTCGCAGTAGTCCACGCAGCCATCGGTAGATTTACAACAAAATTGGCAGCCGTGCCAGTAGCATTGATAATGCCAGCCCATTCCGCATTGAGAGTCCGCAGGTTGTAGCCAAGGCCGGGAATGATCCGTCCGGCAGCATCCGCCCAGATACCGAACACGTCTACGGACCTGGTCTCCATCGCCTGCGCATTGGCTGCGGCAAATACCATCTCGGTGTTCAGATCCTTGAGCCGTGCCGTTGCGGGCCCGGATGGGTTCAATGCCAAACTGGTATTCAGTTCACTGCTGGCATTCGTCCATTGCCGGGTGGCATTGGCCGCGGTCATCGCAGCCTCCTGCTGCTCTTTCCATGCAGCAGTAATGGCCTTGCGCTGTGCCGAGGTGCTGGCCGTTTCCAGGGTGGTTTCCAAGCCGGTAATCCCGGCAGTCTGTATCTTGAGTTCAACGGGAGTCGCGGCCTTGGCCTGCAGCCTATCCCATGCCGCACCAAGCGCGCCCAAAGCATCGGCTATCCAGCCGATAAACGGTAGGACTTCAGCCAGCACCCGGCCCACTTCGGCCACGGCATCCCGGAAGCCCTCGCTATTCTGCCAGGCATATACCAGAGCCGCGGTCAAGGCAACCACCGCCACGGCTATCAGGACAAAGGGATTCAACAGAAGAGCAGCATTCAACTGCATCGTAGCTATTGCCAGCGCTTGAGTCGCTATGGTAGAGGCCACGGCAGCCACCCGATGCGCCACCATCTGGAATGTCGCACCTGCCATAGCGCCGGAAATCAGAGTCCACCCGGCGCTTAATCCCGGCATCAGCATTAGGATTCCTTGCATGGGACCGAGCATAGAGCCGAGTGTTTCCCGAAAATCCTCAAAGCGCAGTTTCATACCCTCGATCTGGCCTTGAGTGGTGCGCCCGTAGGCTTCGGCTTGTCCGGCGAAGCGAGCCTGCAATTCGCCCAGGGCTTCGGTAGCGGTAGCGCCAGCCTCCAGGGTGATGCCATAGCGAGCCAGAATAGACGTGTTCCCTCCGGCCACCTTTGCCACCAGAGTAGCGGCCGCTCCCAAATCCATATGCATACCACGAGCCACGTCCGCCGCCAGGCTTGCCAGGTCCATAGCCCGCGTATAGTCTCCAGTCAGCGCCACGAGGCTAGCCAGAGCTGGCTTCATCACATCGTCGCTAATGCTGGCCGTGTCCCGCATGGTGTCCAGATATGTTAGGACTGACTCTTTAGCAAAATCCCATGATTCGCCGGTATTCTCTACAGCCACCTGCACGGCCACGAGAGCTGCCTCATCCGCCGCGGCCTCCCTTGCCAGCGTGCCCAGAATCCCACCAAGCGCCATAGCAGCAGCGCCAGCCGCGGCAGCCACCGCCGTGAAGCGGTCAAACCCGGATTGCACACCCCGGAGCGGACCAGAAGCCTGGTCCTGGAGACTGAGGATTATCGCCAGTTCAGCAGCCGTAGCCATTATCCCTCATCATACATAGCCGTCAGTTCCCGCCATAGATCCATCTGGCCCGGCGTCATGCGGGATACATCGGTATTGTGCTGACGCTTAGCCTGTTCCGCAGCCCGCGCCTCCAGCACACCGAAGGTCAAGGTAGGATTCAGCCGAACGGCCACGTCCGGCGTGCAGTGGAAAGCCTCGCACACGATACCGAGTATCATTTCCGGCGTCTGCTGGCCCCCGCCGATGACGGATTCTGCGAGAGCCTTGAGCCGTTTTTTCTGGCACCCGGAGTTTCGCCGGAGACGGCGCCCCGTAGCCACATGATCTCCTCCGCGGTCAAGCCCTTGATGATATCCGGCCTTTTGTATGGCTGTGGAAGCGGATCGCCTAGCATGTCAGTCCAGTCCCAGGAGATAATCCGCCGGGAGAGTGCTTCACACAAATCATCCATCGCCGAATCCATCTCAATCATAGCCTCAGGGGTCCGTTCGCCGGATGCAATAGCACCGAAACGACCCAGCGCCAGGACTTCTCCCAGGCTGGGAATCGGGAGAATGTTGACCGTCTCTCCGGTGTGAGGACGAAAAGGTGCTCCCGCCTGGACGATCTCGCCGTTCTGCTCATTGATTAGTCTCCCGATGACGACCTCGCAATCGTCCGAGACGATCGCCTGCAACGGTATTTTCGGTGTTCCCATGATTCTATCCTCCTATTAATAATCTATGTGGGCAAGAGGGCAGAGGGAGGAGGATTAACCCCCGCCCTCTTGCCGTTGCCTACATGTTAGGCCCGATTGGGTCATGCTCTAGTAGGCGCTCACTTTCTAAGCACGGTTGGGAGCCGCGCCATCAGCCGCGGCGGCCGTGCCGTTGTGCTGCATGGCCACCGAGTAGGTCACGGCAGCATTCACGGCAGAAGAGATTTTGTAGCTCGTCACGACCGCATAGCCGTTGTACCCGGTGGTGCCATCCGGTTCAAAATCCCAGGTCAGCGCCGGGCCACCCAGAGCCGCGTAGATCGTGGCATCACCCTGCCCGCCCGCAGGGTCCCAGGAGCCGGACGCATCCACTTTGGCCATCGGCTTGCCCGCTACGGCGTTCTGCCAGGCATCGCCGAATGACGTGATATCCGCTGCCGGTACGTCAAAGGACAAATCGATCTTGTTAAGCTCGCCCTCCAGCGGCACCGAGTTGAAAACGAAATCCGAGTTCTTGCCATGTACCCTTGCCATCTTACACCTCCTGTAGTGTCATGTTATGATGTTGCCCGCACCAGCGCACCGCTGATCTGGATGTTGCTCTTGAAACTGGCCTTATCGCCCACCGGTAGCGAAATGGAGATGCTCTTCACCAGAGCGCCCGTCAAGCCGCTGGCCGTGCACTTGTAGACCGGCGCATCGGCACCTGGCCCAGAGCCGGTAGCATCAAAAATAGTGCTCACACCGCCATTGCCGATTTGTGCAAAGATCAAGGATTCAGCCACGCCGACCTCCATGTCGAGCACCCCGTCGAGGTCATAGCTACTGGTCGCCTTGCCAGCCCTGGCATTCTGCCAGGCGTCGCTGAATGACGTGATATCCGCAGCGGGCACGTCTACGTTCTGCACGATAGCCGTAAGCTCATCCTCAATCGGCGTTCCGTTGAACGAAAACTCACTCAGTTTGCCATGTATTCTCATCGTCTCCCTCCTATGCTAGCCGTTGCCCGAAGGCGATCAGCAGATTCCAGGTCCCTCCGCCAGCTATGGTTATGACGGCCCTCCACCAGTCGTCAAGTATCGGCCCCGCGGCCGTCTTGGTCTCCACCGTGGCGCCGGTAGCCTGGGTGAACGTCAGCACGTCCGTAGGAGAGCCGAAACCGGCGCCATCGTCGCTCTGCACCTTCACGTCCAGGGTGCCAGGCCCGCCAGACACCGAGAATGCCCGCAGCACTCCGTAGGCCTCGCTGGTGGCCCCGATAGCGCCATGTTGGTACGCTGTCCCGTTTTCGCTGGCCGATATCGCTGTGCCTCGTCTCAGAGTCACTAGACGAGTCAACGGGTCATCGCCCTTGAAGTTGGCGTTAAGCGCCACGGCATTGCCACTGGCAGAGCTTCGAGGCTGGCCGTCGACGTAGCCCTCAAACTCGTAGCCGTGCGACCCATCGGCAGCACCACCAGGGTAGATGCCGACCTGTTGCGCTGTGACCAGGTCGGTGAAGCTCTGTCCATCGTAGTTTGGATTTGACAGGGAGTAGAAGCCGTTGATCGTGGCGGCCACTCCGGCCTTGCCCTCAACATAGACGACGGCAACATCCTCGAAGGCTGTGACTTCGGCATTGCTGATATCTACCGTCAGAGTCACGGCATTGGTGATACCCGTATAGTCTCGCTCGTCCAGATAAACGCCGGTCGCCTTGCCGTGTAATCTACTCATCGCTCACCGCCTTCTTGCCCTTCGCTGGCTTTGGCTCTAGATACTCCCGGATTATACCGGAAATCAATAGTGTGCTGACATTCAATCCCTCTTGCCCCTCAAGGCTGAATATCTCACCAGCCCGGAGCCGTATCACACTAGGAGAATATCCTGGGTTCGGGAATGTCATCGGACGTAATGCTATGTATCTCAATATCGCACCGCCACTTCTACCGGGAGCCTCGCTCCCATGTATTCAATATCCTGGTAGGCCTGATCTGCATCCATGTCCCAGTCGCCTACACTGATATATTCGGCCACTCCGCCAAGCGTGTTGCCAGCCTCCAGAGCTGCCCGCACACTTTTTGTTCCCGACAGGTCGGTATACTGGTCCAGCTCCGCCTGCCGTCTCTCCAGGTCGCTACCCGCTACCATTAGCAGGATCTCGAACACGTGATGCCCGCGCCCGGAGAAGGTGTCCCTCGAAGGACTGCCCGTCCGCCGTATTACCGCCGTCGGTGTATTAATCTGGTCCGGCCGTCTCATTGCCACCCGGAGGCCGTCTACGGTATCCAGCCTGGCCTTGAGTCCAGTTCGCACCTGCGATATGGTGCTCATTTCCCGCTCCAGGTCCCTTCAATGGCCCGCGCCACTTTTTTGATATTGGCCCGAATCCGATTCCTGGTAGAGTTGCGCAGTCCACTGAACCAGGCCGTTGTCGGCCTTCCGGTCCGCCTCCGGTGATACTCGTAGACAGTCCCGCTCTTGCGCTTGGCCTTGCCCGCATTGAGCGCAAATCCGTAGCGGAATCCGTTACTCGTGGCATCGTTGGTCAGAATCAGAGTCCACGTCGCCGGATTGAAGCGCCATTTGTTGCTGTTAGCCAGGAGCCTGGTCTCGCCCTTCGGCGCCCGCTTGCCGAGTTGCACTACGCCGTATTGGCCCATCTCCCGGAAAAGCTCCTCCAATTTGCGCTTATACAATTCATTGCTGTCTAGCTTCACCCGGAGCCTGTCCCATCCGCGGATGTTTACCGTAGCCACGTTACACCATCCCCATGTTGCGGTATGCATCGAGCTTTCGCTCAATGTCCGGAATAGCCCGCCCGATAAACGACGTGCCCATATCGCCCTGGCCGATAACACCAAATGGCGCACTCGGCAGCTTGTGAAAACGGTTGGCAATCTCCAGACAGGCTGCGCTAATCGGCCTGGGATACTGCCAGATAGAAATAGCCTTACCCGTAGCATGGGTCGCTGCCGTTGAGCCGTTGACTCCACGAGTCACAGTCAGGACATTGGCGGTTATCGACCGAATGTACATCTGCTCCGATTCAATGACGATTACCTGGCCCGGAGAGAGCGCCGGTCCGCTGGTTACGTCAATGTCCGTCTCACTGATATCCAGAACTTCTGCCGTGCTTATCCCGCTGGTCTCATACGGTGTGATACTTCCACCCTGACCATCAGCATCAGCAGAGCCGTAGCCCCATAAGCCCGTTATTTCGACTCCGCGAGAGCCGGTCGGGAATGAATACCGCCCCGATGGCGCCAGACTGATTAGCCACCTGGGGAGCCGATTGAACGGCTCCAGATCATAATCCGTGGATGCCCAGGTCGTCTCATAGGTCCGGTCTCCGTCACCATCCGTCTTGAGGGAGGTCACGTTCAACAGGTCCGGTACAAAGAAACCTTGAGGACAAGTCGCCGTGAAATAGCGGGTCTCCAGGGTCCCGTAGAAGGCCCTCCGGCAGTAGTCATCAATCCACCGGCTGGCATCCTCCAGCGCCAGGAGAAGATCCGCATCGTCCGCTACATCGTCAATGCCCAGAGCCACGGCCCGCTTGAATCTGCCGAGGTCGCAATACGTCCCGTAATTCATCCTAGAACCTCGAACCCTCTATTTCGATGGTGCCCTCCGCCACTCCAGGAGCCGGAGCCGTGCCCTGCCAGCGATAGGCCCACCGGCCACTTGCCGTAAAGGCCAGAGTCGCATGGTAGTTCCCCTCGCTGTCCTTGACGATTACATCGCCTACACCATAGGTATAGGTGGTTACACTTCGGTCAATCGGATTGTACAGCGAGAGCGTAAGGACAGTCGGGTCCGTCTCCTCACCCGCCACCAGGATATTGATGCTCAGGGTCAGAGTATCGCCTCGCGGAAAGCTCATTCGGAACTCACGGCCGTATTATACGTAGTCACGCCAGCCACCTCCAGGCCATACGTGGATGCCGAATCCGCACTATGCGCATACGGCGCAGCTTCTGCTACCGTCCCCGTCAGCAGAGCCGGTTGCCGTTTGCCCATCTGGATTATGAGAATGACAGTAGGCATTAGGGCCTAGCCTCTACCCTGGCCCAGTCCTGCTCCCGCGCGAGCTTCACCATCAGTTGTTCGTATGCGTCCCAATATAGCGTTACCAGGCTTTGCAGTTCCGTTTGCATCTGG